GGTGTAGCCCTTTCCGACAGCAAAATTAACCTGTCCAAGCTTACCGCTACCCCCGAACGTATCGGTATCGCTATCCCTGTTACCCACCAGGCTATTAACCAGTCCGCTGGTCTTATCGAGACCCTGGTAAAAACCGTTATGCCGCAGGCCGTGGCCCAGCTGCTTAACAAGATCGTTTTCGGTCTGGATAAGGTTTCTGGTGCCAGCTACCTGGTCGGCCCTTACGCAAACATTATGGGTAAGGCTGCTAAGCAGGCTGCCGGCCAGACCCCTACCACCGAACAGGCCCGCTTCGCCGACCTTATCGAGGTACACGAAACGCCCAGCTTTGCCGACCTTAACGCCGGTATGAAAGCTAAGGTACTGGAAACCGGTATCGAGGGTAACCACCTGTGCTGGGTTATGACCAAATCTATGCAGGCCGTCTTAGAGGGTACGCCGATCAACGAAAACGGCGTGTTCGTGCCTATGGTACAGGACGGCAAGCTGTGCGGTCTGCCTATCCACACCAGCAACGTTATGCGCAAGGCCGTGGTAACGTACAAGATTTCCACTTACAGCGAGGGTGTTTGCACCTGGGCCGCCACTACCGCAGTGGACGAACCCGACTACGAAGTGGTCGTTACCCCGAACGGCGAAGCCGCTGCCCTGGCTGCACTGAACTGCGCCGCCAGCAACAAGGTGGCCAAGATTACCACCGTTACCGAATATATCGGCATCGGCGACTGGGGCTACCAGCCTATGGGTCTGTTTAACGCCCTGCGTTTCGTCGTCGATCCTTACAGCCAGGCCCGCAAGGACGCTGTAGACTTCGTGCTTAACGCCGACTACGCTACTAAGACCCTGCGCCCCGAAGCTTTCCTGCTGGCCGCAGCTAAGACCGCTAACCCGGCCCCCGCTGCTGACGTGCGCGCAGACGACGCAGCCGAAAAGATCGCCGACGCTATCGCCGACGCTATCGCCGACGCGCTTAAGTCTGCCTAAACCGAACCTACGACGCACTAAGATTACTTAACTATGGCCCACGTAGCGACACTGGTACTTTTTAAGAAGCACGTACACGCCGACGACTTTACAGCCGACGACGACTACCTGTACCACCTGCTGGACGCAGCGGAAGAAACCGTTATACGCGCCACTAACAGGACGGTAGCAGAGTTAGAGGAAATGGGCGGCGGCGAAATGCCGCACGGCATTATCCAGGCTATCTTTATGCTGGGCGCGCACTGGTACAACCAGCGCGAAAGCGTAAGCACCGTGCAAATGCACGAAGTACCAGCGTCGCTGCAAGCCTTAGTTAAACCCTATCGAAAATTAGCGGACGACAAAGACCAGTAAGATGCAAGCGGGACGTATGAAATACCGGCTAACGCTGCTGCAACCCGAACGGACTACGACCAAATCCGGTAACGAGACGGTAACCTATACCGCCACTGTTACCGTCTGGGCCGAAAGGGTAAAGCAGACCGGCCGGCGCAGCAACGAAGTAGGCGAACACTTCGCCGACTACGGCGCGGACTTCAATATACGCGACGCGCACACGGTAGCAGAGGGCTGGCGGGTGCAGCAGCTGGGCGGGAACCTGTACACGGTAAACGCGATTATCCCTAATATCGACAGGGGCTATAATACCCTGGTGTGCGAAAGGGTAAACGAATAGCGGGCGGCGGCTTATGGACTTACAGTACGACGACAGTAATTTGCAGCGGTTATTCGCTGAATTAGACCCGAAGCAAAGGTTACAGGCGTTAAAGGGCGGCTTCCGACGCGAAGCTGCGCAAGTGCGCAAAACAGCTATAAACAACCTACGCAGCAGTGGTCTTCGTACTGACCGCGAAATGGAAAGCGGTATACGTGCTATAGTCTTTAAGCAAAAAGTCGGCTTTCGTGTTACCGTAGGTACAAAGGTTAAAGGTGGCAAAGGTACCGGCACGAAGCTGTACGGCTTCCATAAGAACCGGCGCGGCGAAGTAAAGCCTATCTTAATGTGGGCCGAACTGGGAACCGCAGAGCGTCGCACAAAGTCCAACGGCGGGAAACATACCCGTATGTGGACAGGCCGAAGCCGGGCGGCGCACAGTACCGGACGTATGAAGACTTACGGCTTTATGGCCCAGACCTTAGACCAGGTGGCCGACACCGTTACGGATAACCTGCACAAAGAAGTAATCGAAAGCGTCGAAAGAGTAGCAAAGAAGTATGGCTGTATCTAAAACGTCCCTTAGCGCGGGCGAACTGATCCGCGAAATTTTGCTGGAAAGTGCCGACGTGTCGGCGCGGACTAACAAGATTTTCCCTGTGGCCGTGGACAAAGCGGTTTTGCCGTATATCCTGTACCGCAGGGCCGCTATGGAACAAACGCCGGCCAAAGGGGAAAAGCAGGGCGCAGACAGCGTTAATATGGAAATAATCTGCTTTGCAGCAGACTACGACCAGTGCCTGGAATTAGCGGAAGCCGTGCGCGATGCGCTGGATAATCTGCATAACGTCCAGAGTAACGACGGAACGCTGGTACTGCGCGCCAGTACCCTGGTGGACAGCGAAGAAGCCTGGCAAGACGACGCTTACGTACAGCAACTTATTTTTAACGTTAGGATTTAACTACTAAAACGCATAAAGCATTATGGCACTTCCTGTTTCTGGCTACATAAATGGTAGCGACCTGCTGCTTAGCGTGGGCGGTAAGGCTGTTGGACACTGCACCAGCCACACCCTTACGTTTAACAGCGAGACTAAAGACCGCGCCGTAAAGCCTGCTGCCAGTGCTGGATATTCCGCTGGTCTGTGGAAAGGTAAAGGCGTTACCGGTCTTTCCATTTCTATTTCCGCAGAGGGTCTGCGTTACTACGGCGAAGCTGAAAACGGCTTCGACGAAATCGCAGCTAACTGGGGTATCGGACAGACTGTACAGATTAAGGCTTTCCAGCGCGAGGGCGACGCAAGCCCTTACGTGCAGGGTAACTTCGTTATCGCTTCGATCGAGGAAAGCAGCCCCGCACAGGACGACGCTACGTACAGCATTAAGCTGGAAAGCGTGGGCGAACCCGATATGTACCCCGGTAAGAACGGCGGGCTTATTAGCCTGGGCGTAAAGGCTATTAAGCTGGTCGTCGGCGACAAGTTTACTTTCCTGCCTACCACTTTGCCTGCCGGTGCGGCTGTTACCTATACCAGCAGCACGCCTGCTAAGGCTTCCGTTACCAGCGGTGGCGTAGTTACCGCTGCGGCGGCCGGTAGCACGGTTATTACCGGCAGTATTACCGTGGACGGAAAGACTTACACCGACACCTGCGCGGTAACCGTAACGGCATCTTAACCTACCCCTGTTTCTATGGCTAAGATAGAAATACGCATTAACGGCGAAGCATACCCCTGTAGGCCCACTATGGGGGCTATGCTTCGTTTTAAAGAACAGACCGGTAAGGAAATTACCGAAATGGACGGTAATAGCTTTACCGAACTTTGCACTTACCTGTGGTGCTGCATCGTGTCTGCCTGCAAACGCGACGGCAAGCCGTTCGATCTATCGCTTATGGACTTTGCCGACAGCATAGACCCGGACGATATGGCCGCCTGGTCGGAAGCCGTGCAGGCCGAAGCTAAGCCCGCAGAAACGGACGGAAACCCAAACCAGTAAGCCCGGCCAGTATCTACGACGTACTGGGTACTGCGCTGGGCTGTATCGGTCTTTCGTACGACGACTTTAGCCGGTTATACCTGGCCGAATACGAAGCTATCTGTAAAGCCTGGTACCAGCAGCTGGAAGCACAGCAGCACGGCGACTGGGAACGTATGCGACTGCTGGCTACTATTTCGATCCAGCCGCACGTTAAAAAGAAGCTTACGCCCGAAGACCTTATACCCCTGCCCTGGGATCGTAAACACGTCCAGGACGACACGCCGAAGCTTTCCAGAGAAGAAAGCCGCGAACGTTTTAAGGAATTGTTACACCGCTTAGGAACCGAATAGTAAATGGCTGGTAAAAGCACTATATCTATTACGTTTAAGCTGGACGGCGACGCTAACGGTTTTAAGACCCTGGCGCAGGACGCTAACGGCTTAAAGCAGGCTATTTCTGGTGCCGTTACGCAGGCGGCGCAGCTGAAAGGAAACGTTATTAACTTCGCAGCCCTGGCGACAGGCATAGACGCTGCGCAGCGAAGCTTTGGCCAGCTGCAAGGTGCTATGGCCAGTTTGGCCAGCGCGTATGCCGCGCAGGAAATTAACGAAACCCGGCTGGCTACCGTTATGCGTCAGCGTATGGGCGCGACGGACGAAGAAATAGACGGCATTAAAGACCTGGTTAGCGCGCAGCAGCAGATCGGCGTAGTAGGCGACGAAGTGCAGCTGGCCGGCGCGCAGCAGATTGCTACTTTCCTTACGGAAAAATCCAGCATCGAAACCCTGCTGCCGGCTATGAATAATCTAATAGCCCAGCAGAACGGTGTAAACGCCAGCGAAAGCGACGCGGTTAGCATAGGTAACCTGCTGGGTAAGGCTATGCAGGGCCAGGTGTCCGCGCTTACCCGCGTGGGTATTACTTTCAGCGAAGCGGAAGCAAACGTGCTTAAGTACGGTACCGAAAGCGAAAGGGCCGCCGTACTGGCGCAGGTTATTACTAATAACGTCGGCCAGATGAACGCCGAATTAGCTAAAACGGACGCTGGTAAACAGGCCCAGTTAGCTAACGCGATCGGCGACGTTAAGGAAAAGATCGGCGCACTGGTAGACGGCGCGCTGCCGTTCGTTACTATTACTTCCCAAACGCTTACAGCTGCCGCCAGCGTTACCACACTGGTTAAAGGTATCCAGACGCTTAGCACTACACTGCTGGCCAGTGCTAAGGCGTTTGCCGTGTCCACTGCCGCCGTTATTAAAAACCGTGTGGCGACGCTGGCCGCTGCTGTGGCGCAAAAGACCGTGGCCGCCGCTACGGCTGCCTGGACGGCTGTACAAAAGGTGCTTAATCTGGTGCTGTCTGCTAACCCTATAGGTATAGTTATTCGCGCGATCGCCGGCCTGGTGGCCGCGCTGGTGCTGGCCTATAACAAAAGCGAAGACTTCCGTAACGTCTGTAACAAGCTTTGGGGCGTTATTAAGCCCCTGGCCGAAGCTATAATGAACGGCTTAGTAAAGGCTTTGCAGTGGGTCGTCGATAAGGCTAAGGCCGCCTGGGACTGGCTTAGCAAGGTGCTGGGCCTGGGCGGTAAGAAAGCGGAAGTTACCGTGGACGTGAAAACCGAAACGGAAACGCCCACGCTGGATATGGAAGCACTGGGCGCGAAGTACGCTAACGCCGGCGGCACAGGTGGCGGTAAGGCTGCGGCCCCGGCTGCCGCTGACACTGCGCCCAGCGCGGGCCTTATCGGCCAGCTGGAAGAAAAGATAGCCGACGCACGCGACCGCCTGCGCGAAGCTACCAGCGAAGCCGCGATAGAAGCGATTAACCAGGAAATAGAAGCCTACCAGTCGCAGTTAGACAAATACCGCAGCCTGGGTACCGCGATCGCAGACGAAGTGGAAGCCGGCGTGGAAGACCACGGCCCGCTGTGGAAGACTGACGCGGCGACCCTGCGCGATATTACCGGTAATATCGAAATCTTACAGGAACGTTTGCAGGACGCTTCGGTTTCCGAAGCTGCCGCGATTAACCAGGAAATAGCCCTGTGGAAAGAAAAGGCCGAAGCGATCCGTAACGCCGGCGTGGAAGCCCAGAAAGCGGCCACGTCTGCCGGCAGCGCGCTTAAGTCCAGCTACAGCGGTATTAAGCAGGTAGGCAGCGGCGTGGAAGATATTACGGACGCGCTGAAAGGTAACGGTAACGCCTGGCAGGTAGTTACTAAGATCGTAGACGGTTTCCTGTCTATCTATGAGGGTATAAAGGCTGTGGTAGGCATTATCCAGGCTATTACCGCAGCGACGGAAATACATACCGCTGCAAAGGGCGCGGAAGCTGCGATCGTGGCTACGGAAGCAGCAGCCGAAGTGTCGGCCGCTTCGCAGAAAGTCGCCGCTAACGCCAGCGTGTCTGCGTCTAATATAGCCCTGGCGACGACCAGCACCCTGGCCGCCGGTGCCGGTGCCGCGTCTGCTGTGGCCAGTATTCCTTACGTCGGCCCTATCCTGGCTATCGCAGCCCTGGCCAGCGTTATAGGTGCTATTCTGGCTATCCCGAAGTTTGCTAAAGGTGGTATCGCTTACGGCCCTACGCTGGGCCTGTTCGGCGAATACGCCGGCGCGGGTAATAACCCCGAAGTGGTAGCCCCTTTGGATAAGCTGCGCGATATGATCCAGCCGGCTAACGCCGGTATGGACGGTAAGGTTACTTTCCGTATCGAGGGCCGCACCCTGGTAGGCGTACTGGAAAAGGAAACGGATTTAAGACGACGCAGCTAATATGGCAAAATACTTACGATACGCAGGCGAATTTCTTAGCCGCGCCGGTGTAACCTGGCGCGTAGAAATTTTGCAGGAAGCCGCGCAGGCGTTTGAGACTGTCGGCGCGCTTACCTTTGAAGCCGACGAACCGCTGGTTATCGAGTGGAAGAAAACGGACAAAGACGAAGTGCTTTGCGGTTCCAGCGCGTCTATACGTATCGAAAGCCCCGGCGACCGCACCTACGAAGACCTGTACACTATCGAAGTAGGGGCTATTCGTATGGACGTTTACCGTAACGCGACCCTGTACTGGTCTGGAACCTTAGACCCCGAATTTTACGAAGAACCCTACGAAAAGGCCCAGAACTACCCGGTACAGCTGACCTTTTCCGACTTCGGTATATTGGATCGCCTTAAATATAACCTGGCCGATATGCAGACAGCCTACGCGATCCTTACGGACGCGCTGGGCCGCAGCGGCATTAACTATACCAGCATTATACAGTCGTATATTTCCACGTTTATAGGGGCTAACCGGCTTACCCTGGGTAGCCTGCGTATGCGTAGCGACAACTTCTACGACGAAGACGGCGAAGCTTCCACACTTAAGGACGTTATCGAGGGTATTTTACAGCCGCTGGCCCTGCGTATGATCCAGCGAAACGGCCGTATCTACGTCTACGATATTAACGGCCTGTATACCCTGGCAGAGCAAGCCCAGATTACCTGGGACGGTGCCAGCCAGACTATGGGTACAGACAAAGTAGCTAATAACGTAAAGATAACCTGGAATACCTACGCGCAGGCCGGTAAGCAAGGCCCGGAAGACTGCTGGACGGAAAGCGTAGATAAGAACCTGGTAAACGTTAATAGTACCAGTATGGCCACTTCGCCTAACGGCCACTGCCAGTATATTAGCTACCACTACAGTACCGATATGCACGACTGGTTCGATGCTACGGACGCTGGGTTTACCCTGTGGGTCTGCGACCAGGCGTACGGTAAGAACGCCACGCTTAACGCTGCCGGTATTAAGTTCTTTAAAATCGTGGAACAAAACGACGGCGAAGAAAGCGAGGGCGTGGCCGTCCTGTGGTCTGGCTTCCACGGTTACGCTACCGGTGGCGGCGGTATCTTTTCCAGCAGCAGCGCAGCTATTAGCTGGGGGCCTAACGGTATGCAGGGTATTACTTTGGACGGCAGCCTTACGGATATGGCCTATAACCTGGCTTCCGTGCTGGGCGGCACCCTGGCCGCCTGTGGCGGTAAGCTGTTTACCAGCGAAAAGATATGGATACCGCCGGTAGATAACGCTAATGACCTGCTTATGCGCGTTACCCTGCCTATGCTGCTGGACTGCCGGTTTAATCCTTTCGAACAGGCCACAAACCTTATGTTCAGTATGAAGCAGGAAGACTGGTATAAGCGTTGGGGCGACTACGGTAACTTCGTGTATATCCCTGTTACGCTTAAGTTCCAGCCGGACGGCAGTAACACGGTTTACTGCTGGACTAACCGCAGTGTCGTAAGCCGCGACGTTAGCAGCAGCCCTGTAAAGACCCTGGAAGAAACGTACGGCAGCTGGCAGGTTTACCGGCCTAACAGCGACGAAGCACCGGACGTTTGGGGCTACCTGGCTTACTGGGATAAGAAGAACGAAGAAAACGGCTGCTACGGCGTTATGGGCTGGAAGACTAACCGGCCCGCTAAGAACCCCTATACCGGTGCGATTACCACGCAGCTGCACGAGTGCGAAGACGGCCAGTATGTGCCGTATCCTAACGCCACGCAAGGCGGTAAAATGTGGCTGGAAGTGCGGAAGTCTGGCTGGATCATACAGGACGGCAGCAATAACCTGCCGGCCAGCGGTAGCACGTCGAACCCTAAAGACCTTTGGCACAAAATAACCACTATTCTGTTTAAGCTGCCGCAGTTCGAAATCGTAAACCGCCGGCAGTTCGACGAGGGTATAAACACGGACGACGTGGAATACCAGGCCCAGATTAACGCAGCCGCCAAAGAAGCTATTACTATAGACACGATCTGCGGCACCCACGTAGACGGTGTGCCTACCGCACGCGGCGCGTACTTCAATAATAGCAACGGCCAGCAGATAAAGCAGCTTACCAGGGCCGGCCGCACGACGCAGGCCGAAGAACTGCTGATAGGTACGCTGTACAGCCAGTACGCTAACCGGCGTACAGTGCTTAGCGGCGAAGCCCAGCTGCCGACTGGTGGCGTTAAAGCCTATACCGAACAGAACCAGGGCGAAAAACTTTTCCTTATGCAGGCCGAAGTGCAGAACGTAATAGCTGACACTTCCGACGTTACGATAGTGGAAATACGCCCGGACGAATACGATAAAGCAGACGAATAGCGTATGGCAGAAAAGGAATTTACCCTGCAAACTAACCTGCGTACAGGACGGCCCCGCAGCCAGCGACTGCGCGAGCTGGGCGCGTCTGTCGTGCAGGGCGGCAGCACCGTAGTAAACGTAAGCGGTGGCGGCGGTACCACGCCTGCCGGCGACGGCCACACGCACGCTAACAAACCCAGCCTGGACGCTATTACTGTAGACAGTAACGGCTACGAATATATTACCCGCTTAGTCGAGACCACAGACCCGGATACCGGCCAGCCCACGACGGAAAGCGTTACCGAAAAGGTAAAAGCCGGCTACGCGGACGTGGCTAACGATATTACCCCTAACAGCCCAGTATACGGTTATTTCCTGTCCAAAGTAGCTGCCGACGTGGCCGCCGGCCGTATTACTTTCCAGCAGGGCTTAACGGCCGTGGGCGTGGCTGTCTTCCAGGGCGAAGCCCAGTACGGCGACTTCGTGCGATCCCTGTACGCCGGCACCGGCGCAGGCATCGACCCGCAGGGTAACGCAGAGTTCGAAAGCGTGCGCGTGCGTACCTACTTCGAAGCCGTAGAACTGATTATTAACCGCCTGTCTGCGATCGAGGGCGACCAGCTGCTAACGGAAGCCGACACTATCGACAGCATCGACGACCTGGGTAACGGCGCGTACGGCCTGCACCTGCATAGCAAATGGGACGGATACTTTACGGCTATTTCCGTCGGCAGCGTGCTTAAGGGTATCGTAAACAACCTGGGCGCGGCTGCGCTGGGTATGGACAGCGTAGGTAACGTCGCTATGTATACCAGCTGGTTTAGGGTAAACAGCGTAAACGCCGCTTCTAACTATATCGAAGTGCAGCTGTACCCGGATAACCAGGTACCGGGCGGCCACAATTACCCGCCGTGTGAGCTTATGAAAATAGCCCGGTGGGGACACCAGACGGACACGACCCGGCAAAGCTGCCTGTTTCTGTCTTCCACGGACGGCCGTATTACGCACCTTACCGGCGTTACTAAGCCGATTATCGACAGCAGTAACTACGGCGCGACCTTTGGCAAAATACCGGACTTTCTGCTGGCCTTAGACCTGCCGATTAACCCCGGCCAGGACTACGTGTACGCACGCGGTATTATCGTACAGGATATGGTGCGCGTAGACTACCAGGGCCAGCCGGTCGCAGAAATCGTAGACCGTGGCCAGTACGACGCTAACGCCACTTATTACCACAACGACGTAAACGCCACTACCGGCGTGTACGAAATTTCGGACGTGTGGTACCTGGGCTGCAAGTGGCGGTGTATGGTTACCGGCACGACTGACACACCGGCCTGGAACAGCGTAGACTGGGCTATGGTAGAGGGTAACCCCGAATTTACCGTAGAGTTTGCCGACACGGACTACCTTTTCGATCCAGACCGCTTCGCCGTTACGCTGCGCGTTATCGCTAAGCTGTATAACCAGGTAATTACTAACGATATTTTGCCGCAGGACGTGGTATGGACGCGCTACAGCGAAGACCTGGACGGTAACCCGCGTACGGCCAGCGATAACGCCTGGGCCTTACGTCGCGCCGGTGCGGCCCCTGGCGGCATTATCGGCAAATCCATAGACCTTACCGTGGACGACTGCGACTTTAACGGCTATATCCCGCCGGTACTTCGCTTTACCGCCACGGTTACCCTGCGCGACGGTGCCGAACCGGCCGCTACTGACACTGCAAATTTTGAGCTTTAGAGTATATGAAAACAAGACGCTTTGACTTCAACTTTAAGCCGCTACAGCTTAATATCGCTATTTCGGTGGACGGCAGCGTACCGGATAAGCAGAACTACGACGGCGACGCGGACGAATTTACCCCGGACTACACTATTACCCCGCTGATCTTACAGCCGCAGGTAAGCCGTCTGGATAAGGACGAAATCGTTAGCCCCGGTAACATTAACACGCTGCTTACGAATATTAAGTGGTACCAGATTATCGGCGGTGTCCGTACCCAGATACTGGCCGCTAATACTGACTACGAAATGACGACCAGCGGCGGCCAGGCCGGCAGGATCAAAGTAAAGAAGAACGCCCAGCCGGATATACCTATTACCCTGGAATTTTACGCCGAATACGTGGACAGCCGCACTAACCAGGTTATCGTTATCCACGCTACGCACATAGTAAAGTGCGGTAACGCTACAGCCTTTATTCCCGAATTATTCCTGGACGCTGCCGACCAGACTATTTTTAACCCACTGATCGACCCGGACAGCCAGGCCGTACACGCCAGCCTGCGCGTGGGTACCGCAGAGTGTGCCACGGCTAACCGGCAGTTCGTCTGGGAAGTGCTGCGGTCTAATAACACCTGGTCTACCGCCGGCAGCGATAACAGCGATTACTGGCTGTCCATATCTAACGACGGCACGACCTGCACGGTAAACCGCAAGCTTATGGGCGGCGAACAGATTATACGCTGCCGGGCCAAATACGACCCGAACGGAAACCCCGGAAGCGTTACCCTGGGCGACAGCGCGCCGTCGGCCGTCGTGGCCTTTGTGCGCCGTCTGCCGAAGTACGAATACGATATAGCCGGCCTGCCCGATAATATCCCGCCTGGTCTGCTTATGGTTTACCCCGAAGTGGCTATATGGGACGTAAACGGCCCGGTGGAAAACCCGCAAAACGTGCTGCTGCCTGTGTGGTATATCGGCACGAACCGCAACACCGGTACGCCGGCCAGCTACGCTGCCGTAGCCCACGGCTTCGCGCCTGCCATTTCCACTGCTGCTATGTCCGAACTGTACGGCGCGGTTATTGGCGTTGATGTGAAAGACCCCGGCCCGCTGGTACCCTGGGCCGACTATGGCGGCGGCGTGTTTAAGGACGCGGACGGTAAAGTATTACTGATAAAATAACCTTTAAAGTATAGGAATTATGGCACGTTACATTAAAGCTAACCCGAAAGTGGCCGCCTTTCTGGGTGTAGAAAGAGACCGTAACACGGTTAAGGACGGCAACTACCTTTTGTGGCAGGCCGATATGCTGGCCTTTGGCCCGCTTACGCAGCTTACCGAAACCCTGGCGCAGATCGGCGGTATAGCCCTGCTGCCGCACGAAGCCCGCGAAGAACAGGACGGCACGGTTACCCGGCCGCTGCCTACTGCGACTGACCCGCGCTTTATTATCGAAGCATCGGCAGAACCCGAACC